GCTTCATTAATTAAGTTGAGCACATAGTTCTCTGATATACCAGGAACTGCTTGCAGTACTCTACTATAAATTTCTTTTGCTGTAAATTCTATTGCAGCCATTATACACCTGCTACCATAACATTAACAGTCGCTTCGTTTGTGCCATTAGTATAATCTGTACATTTAATTGTTATTGATGAAAGAACTTCTCCCATTTCCATAGGAATTACTACTGATTGCCCTGCATCTAGGACTGCAAAGTTCTCTCCACTTAAATTTAATGTTACAGTTCCAGGAGAACCAAGAGCGCTTACATACTCTACTGCTACAACATGAGCTGTTGCTGGCAATGTTCCATCTGATACACCAGAAGCCTCTGTCCAGTCAGAATTGTCTATTCCATCTGCTCCTGAAGAATCGTCTTTTGCAACAACAACATTGCTCCAATAAGCAACATCTGCATCAGTATATGCGGTGTTTAAAGTATATGAGCCGCCCCAACTTCTAGAAGCAGCATTTCCGTCCAAGCTTTTGTGTGAGTAACTAATGCCTTGCACTGTAATATCGTTGTCTTGAACTATTTCAACAGATGTTTTTACTCTTATTTCGTTTGCCATTATATTTGTCCTTGTAATATTTGTATTTGTTCTTTATATCTAGCATCTACAGCAGCATATTGCTTTTCATACCAACTGTACTTAGCTATATCTTTTTGTAAATTACTATTAAATTCTTGTATTTCATCACTTACTTGTGCTGCATATTTTTGAACTTCTGCATTAAACTTAACAAGTATATCATCGTTGTTTTGTATAGCAGCTGCCATAGTTTGTGCGGCATTTTGTAAAGCTAAAGCTTGGTCAGCCGCTTTATTAGCTAGGTCAACCTGGGTTGCTTGTTGTGCCTCTTGTTGTGCATCTCTAGCATCAAGTTGTGCTTGAGTAATTTCTTTTTGCAAGTCTGAGTTGTGTTTTTGTATTTCTGCTTGAATATTAGCTTGGTATCTAACATTATCTTTATTAAACTCGTTCAACTCGTTTTGTATATCTGTAGAATATTGTTGAAGCTCATTTCTTGTTCTAGTTTGAAATATTCCTATTTCTTTATTTGTGTTAGCTTGATACTGTTGAACTTCTTTAGATATGTTCTGAGTATACAAGTTTAAGTCTTGATTGAACTTAGCTATAAGGTCGTCGTTGTCGGAAATACTTGCTTCCATGGTTTTGATTGCATTCTGTATTGCAAGAACTTGGTCTTGTGCTTTATTTGCTATAGCAACATCTGTCTGTTGTTTTGCATTTTGTTGAGCTTTTGCTAAATCTAACCTAGCTTGCTCTAAAACTTTTTGTTGGTCTGCTTGAAATTTTGTAGCAGATTCCTGGAACTCTGTTTGATACCTAGCGTTCTCTTTGTTAAATTCGTTCAGTTCGTTTTGCATATCTGCTGTATATTTAGCTAACTCATTAGAAGTTTGTATTCTAAATAAATTAATTTCTTTTTGCGTATTCTCTCTGTATTGTTGAACTTCTTTGTTTACACTAGCTGCATATTTTTGAATATCGTTAGAATATTCTTGTATTTTTTGAGCTTCAGAAGCAGAAGTTAATTCTGCGTCTTTGACAGCTTCTTGAAGTTCTGCTCTGTACTCTTCCACATCTCTGTTAAATGAAGCTATTTCTTTTTGTATGTTAGCTTGATATTGGTCTACCTCATTGTTTAATCTTCCAAGCTGTAATTGTGCTAATTCTACATCTTCGTCTGTTTCTAAGAAAGTTTCAAATTGCGCTGTATCAACAGATAGCGTAGGAGCTGTAAATATAGGTGCTCCCTGACTAAAACTTACTGTAGGAGTGCTGACAGTTATAGCACTAGGTTCGCTTGCGCTTATAGTCAAATCAGATATAGTTGACAAAGAAAGTGAAATTGTAGGTTTAGTATATGTTGGAGCATTTCCTGAAACATCAATTTCAGTAGGAACAGTTCCAAAACTAACTGTAGGAACATCGCTCGCTAAAGCATCTACATTTGTTGCATTAGAATAACTCACAGATGTTAAGTTTGGAGAACTAGGTGCGCTTGCAGAAATACTTAAATCTCCTACTGCTATAGAACTTAGTGATATAGTAGGCTTAGTATATGTAGGAATATCTCCGCTTACATCAGCTTTGTTTACACTACCAACAGTTATAGCATTTACGGAAGTAGAACTTGCATCTACATTTATTGCATCTAAATAACTTACTGTTGAAATACTTGGAGCACTAGGTGCACTTACGCTAACGCTTAAAGCACTAATTGCATTCATACCATTCATCAGTCTGTTTAGTGCGTTTCTTGCTCCATATAAAACTACAGCTTCTTCTGCTTCATCAGGGAAGTTTGCTATTGTACTATCTCCATGTGCTACAGTTATTGCAGAATTTACAAACACAACTCTACTATCATTGCTCGAATTACTTCCAGGATATGTATTTAAAACATCATTTTGCATAATATATGCTGGGTCAGTTTCTGAAGCAGCTTCCATATAATTTGTATCATTAACAATGCCCATCATCATAGGTGATAATTTTCTACATGGCATATAAATCTTACTTGCATGATTGTCATCCTTTCTAACAACCGCTAAAATCTTTTTTCCCTCTACATCTATATTGTTTGTAAAGTTCTCATTACTTGCTATTCTTTCTAGCTTATTTAGAGGAAGTACATTCATCACAGAACGAGCACCAGCTGACAACCAGTCACTTAATGCTGTATCATCAGTGCTTGCAAAGCCTGTCAAATCATCTATTCTTGTTTTAAAATCAGCCATTATCTTCCTTGTCCTCTATACTTTTTTGTATAATTTTTATTACTCAATTTATTCCCATACTTAGTATTTTTACTAAGACCTTGTCTTGTCTTCTTCTTTCCGTTAGATATTCTAACTTGCGTTCCAAATGCTGGTCTTCTCATTTCTTCTTCTTTCTTCTAGCAAAAGTTCTTACATTGGTTGGTTTACCACCAACTCCTTGTTTCTTTGCTCTCTTTCTTCTTACTGCGCTCTTTTTCTGTGAGGCGCTCATTCTAGCAGCTTTAGCAGCAGGAACACACTTAGGGTATTTTCTTTTACTTCCCTTAGCTTTTTTACGCCCACACTTTTTGTGACCGCCACCTTTTTTCTTAGAACCGATATCAACCCAGTTCTCGCTAAACCACTTTTTTAATCCACCTCTGTAAGCCATTAGTTATACTTACCGCCGCGTTTTTTATACTCTCTCACTAACCAAGAATTTGCATAAGCAGAAGGATAAACAGCAAATTTCTTTTTAGCCGCTGCTTTTACTCTACTGTACAAAGAAGGGTTAGATGGAGTTGGTCTACCGCCATTACTTTTTTTCTTACCCATTATTTACCCCAATAAGTTTTAGCTTTTTTCTTTGCCTTGTTAGAAAGTTGCTTATAATGAAAAAGCTTTACACTGTTTTTTCCATGCTTAGCTCCTGAATGCAACGCTCCATTAGGCATTTTATGGCTTCCGCCCTTATGCAAGGTTCCATCTTTTTTATAATGATTTACACCTTTCATTAGTATTTCTTTTCGTTTTTTTTCTTTTTCTTACCAGCTTCTTTAGCTGCTTTAGTTGCTTTTTTTATACCACTCTCTGTGTAAGAGTATTTTTTTCCATTTACCATTGGCATTATAGTATCCTTTGCTTTGGTCCCTTACGAGAAACTTTAGAAGCTCCTTCTTTGAGCTTTTTCATTCCCTCTTCTTGGGATATAGTATTAATATCAATTTGGTCTTTTCTAATAGCTGTTGCAAAAGGATTGTTTTCCCTTACAACAAATTGAGTACTCCATCTAGGTGCTGCCGCTCTTTGACCACAAGAGGTGCAGTTAAACATTCCCTCAGGATTTGGCTCATTACAATGTTGACAATTAGCCATTAATCTTTAGTAATTACAATGTAAGCAACTCTACTTAAGTCAAGCCTAACAGCTTTAATATCTACAAGCTTTGCATCGTCAATAGTCTCTATATAGTCATTTATTTCTTTAGCTAAAGAACCAGATACGCTGCTATCTCCAGCTGACATATCGTTAATAATAACTTTTGTAGTTGTATTAAAATTCGCCATTTTATTCTCCTATTATTTTTAAAATTCTTTATAGGTTTCGGAGTGAGACTAGCTCACTCCATAGTACCTAATAACTATTATTACTGGTCAGCAAATACAATTGCAGTATTTGTAGCGGAAACAACTGTTCCGTTTAAATACCATTTTGTACCATCACAAACGAATTTAACCATAGTACCACTTTCAGGTGTTAAAACACTAACTTTTGAGTTACTGTTTCCATCTGAGTATACTACTGCAGTTAATTCACCGTCAACATCACTGTGTGCTAAGCCGCCTACAAAGTAGTTTGCATCTGCGCCAGTGTCAAATTGCCAGTCTTGAGCGTCTGCTGCTGCACCACCATACCAGAACTCGTAACTTAATCCGATTTTTTCTGCTGGTAGTGTAATTACAATATCTGCAGTAAGGTCAGGACAAACGTGAATGATGCCTGAGTCTTCTGCTAAAATTGTATAAGTAGCTGCATCTGGAACAAGCACAACATCTCTGTTAGCTGAACCGTATGCACCACTATTTTCGTTGATTCTATCTGTCTTCATCTTAAATTCCCTCCACGTTGTAAAGAGCATGAGATTCTGGTAATGTGATTTCAAGACCTGCTTCTGTAAGAATCATGTCTTTTCTCAAATCTTCATCTGCACTTTGTACATTTGTCATGATTTGAGTATCACGGTTAATACCGTTACCTACTAAAGGTCTGTATGCTAACTGACTCATATCAGCCATTAACATAAATCCTTTTGCCATTCCTCTAAATAAAGGCTGTTTAACTAAGAACATACTTCCGTGCACAGTATTAATTTCCATTAATTTGTGTCCAAAAGCACCTTCTACGTTATCCATATTTACTCTGTAAGGACTTGCTGATTGACCAATAGATGCATCAATAAATGCTCCATCGCCCATCTTGTTAAAGAATGAAATTACAGGCAAAGAAGCCATAACAAGTTTTTCACTTGCTCCGCCTCTTGCTGGGTCAAATATAACTTCTAAGTCTGATAGTAATTTATCGTAAGTTAAATTAGCTTTTTCAATACTTCTATGGTAAGCTTTACCAGAAGAATAAGCTAATGCATTAGCATCTGTTTTTTCAGGTGCTACATTCTTTAAGATATTTCCTACTAGACCTTCAGTATACTGAACGCCTTGGTAACGAGCTTTTTGACCGAAGAGCATAGCTCTTTCAATGTCAATTTTGTGCTCGCGTAATTTCTGAGCCCATATTCTATCAAACTCATTCGCATATCCACGATGACGTGTTGCGATTGCTGTGTTTGTTAGTTCACAAGCTGTTTTAAAGATTTGTGTATAACCAAATCCGTCGTCTAGACTATCTGAAAAAGTATCTGGTGATGCTGTTCCTTCTTCGAATGATGTACCAATAATTTGGCAAGTATCATTGTTTGAAAGCACGTTATAACCAGTTGCTGTATTAGCATCAGATAGACCAATTACTCTACCTTGGAAGGTTGAACTTGCTGAACCAGCTGCTGGTCCAGATTCAACTCTTACAATAGCTTGAGTATAACCGTTTGCGTCGTCTAAAGTGTTTACTGCAAATACCATTCCTTTGGTAAGAAAGTTAACCGCTCCTGCTGAAGCTGTGTCAACTTTAAATGAGTAAACTACGTCTTTAGAAACTGCTGCTCCGCCATTAACGTCATCTGCTAATAAAAAGCTTCTATCTGTGTGATTGATTTGACTTCTGTTTTCAAGAAATCTGAAAACATTATCATCAGTCGCAACTTTAGAAACATTAGCCAAGTAGGTGAAAAAAGGTGATTCTTCTGGAGTTAATTCTGCAACTCTATCAGAGAAATCATACAGTTTTCTTTGGTCTGGGGCCTGCCCGTAACCAGCACTTGTTGTTGAAGCTGTAATGTCGGAAGCTTTAAGTATTCCGCTATTTATAGCCATTTTAGTCTCCTAACTATTTATGATTGTTTAGTTAGCCTACCACGAGTCCCAGCGCTCATAACTCTATCCCATACTTGGTCAGCCTCAGATTTTTGTGGTTGTTCGCCACCCTGAAGCACACCTGCTGGTTTAGGAATTGATTTAGTTTTCTTTACTGCTTCCATATTTTCACTTACTTTCGCACCTTTGCCTTCATTTTCTTTCCACACTTTAATAAGCGTTTCAATAGGAAGGTTAGCTTTTGGTGTTGTTGCAAATTGTAAAAATCTTTCGGCATCATCTTTTCCAAGATTATGTTCTGAAACCAATTCTGTTTTTAAGTTATTCATCGCCATTTGATTCTGTAGTTTAGCTAACTCATTATCTACTGTTTCGTGTACAAGCTGTTTTTCTTGTCCTACTCTAAATTTGTAAGACTCTGATTCTGGCTTGTAATAGGCGTCCCAAGGGTCAAAGTTTTCTGGGGTTGTACTTCCCTCCGATTCTTTGCCCTCAACTGATTCTCCAGAAAGTCCTTTTTCAATCATATCTACTAATTCGGGTTTTTCAGATAATGCGCTTCTTAACTGAAGTAAGTCTTGCGACTCTCTTGTAAGATTCTCATGCTCTGCTGTCTTCTTATCGTACATAGATTGAAACTTTTTAGCTTCTTGTTCCCAGTCTACAGCTTCAGATGCTTCCACACCTTCTTCTACGGCTTCTTCTTGTAATGAAACTGTTTGTTCCACTGCAGAATCCACAATTGGGTCTTTCTTTTCAACCTGTTGTTGTTCTTGTTCAATTGCCATGTTTTTCTCCTTTCGTGATTTAGTCTAAGACTCTGAACCACGATTGTTATTTTCTTCAGTCTCCAAAGATTGTCCCATTTGGTCTACCAAATTACCTAGCTGCATTACCTTTTCTTTTTCTTTAACCTTAGTGGAAGAAGAAATCTCATTTAATGTAGATTTAAACTTCTCAACTTCTGTTCGTTTTCTAGCAGATACCTGCTCACGTTCAGACGTTTGTAAATCACCACTTAGTTTCTTTACTTGATTTTCAAGCTGTGTAATATACTGTTGCATTTGTGCCATACTTCCTTTTCTTTGAAGAACACCTTCTTTGTCAAAGATTTCGCTTTTCTTCAAAACCTCAACATCATCTACCAGACCTAACTTATAGGCATCAAGGTACATATTATATTCTGCTACCTTATTGCTTGGCAAAGTTGAACCTGATATAATTCGAATGTCATGTTGACCTAATTGAATATCATTTTCAATAGTCATCATTTCTTTTCTCTTATCATCATACAGTCTCATATTAACTGAAAATTCAGTAATATCGTTATTTGGTTGTACAATTCTAAATGTTTTTGCAAATCTATAGTGGTCTTTACATAAATTATAAACTACTTGACCAACTTTTGATAAACTTGCTTCAATATCTCTTAATTTTGATTTACCTCTAGACTCACCCATTTCTGATAAAAGCATTGTACCTCTAACAGTCTCTGGACCTCCGTCTTTAAATCCTTGTAATAATTCAGGTATACCAAAATTTAAATCTATATATTTTTCTACCCTATCAATTAAATAATAAAACTCGCTAGTTAAAGGAGCTGGTTGAGGGTAGTGTGGCTCTCCAAATTCTGGATTATATTCAATAACCGCATTTGGATTAGCCCAATCTTTTTCTAACTGACCAACATTATCAACACTTCCTTCTGGAATTAAAAGTTTTAATCCAGCTGCAGATTGAGCGTGTGACAAGGTTAGAGAAAATAACTTATTTAAAAGTCTTTGAGAGTCTTTAACCTTGTTCACATCTGATTTTGGATAGGGAGTATTAGTCCAAATGTTTGTAAATGGAACAATTGGATATATATCAGTGTTTAGAATACGCTCATAAAGTAAAGTATCTCCAATGCTACTGCATTGAGCAATTCTTGTTTGCATAATTTCTTCTATCTCTATAGCACCTCTTTGTACAGCTGCTATTGTTTCTTCATCTTCTATAATAATATTATAGGTATCAGGGTCTATAATTTTTTCACTTCCATCTATAGTATTAAATATTCTATAGAAAGGAACTTTTATCTTGTAAAATCTATCAAGTATTTGATATTTTTGATTTACATTATAATCTAAATTCTGTGCTTCAGCAGGAGTTAAAACATTATTGCTGTTTTTTAAATTAGATGTTGGATAATCTTCTCCATACAAAGAATTTACTCCAACTTCTATATCGTCAATAAACTCTTCCATTTGAGGATATAGGTCTAAAACTTGCTGCCTGGTTAAAAAAGTAGACAATATCATTCCTGATGCATCATTAAAAAATCTATCTCTTGATGCTGGGTCTACATATACTCTAAAAGGGTCTACGTGCGTATACTTAACTTCACCTCTTCCATAATCTGCCTCAGGGTCTACGTATACATACATATATCCCAGTCCAGTAACAGCATAATCATGAACAACTTGCTTAAAGGTACTATCTCCATTTGAGATATCCCATACATACTCAAGTATTGTTCTCCATACATTAGCTAGTTTGTTATCAGAGTCTTCTCTTGCGATAACAGAAAATCTTGCTGGTCTTGCTGTAAGCAATGATTTTAATTTATCAACAGCTGCATATACTCTATCAATAACAAAGTCAGCTTGCCCTACCGCTTGTAGTGCATCTGATTCTTCGTTACTATAATGATTTCCTAGAGTAAAATCTACTGCATTTCTTGCTTCAGCGTCCCATTGTTCTCTTGCGTCTCTCCAACGCCTAAACAATTCTTTTGAAATCTGAGGCTTTGATTTGTTTTCGTCGTAATTAGCCATAAACTCCCAATTCGGTTTTTAGTCTAAAAATAACTAATTTTATCTCTTAAAGTCAAGTAAAATTTATATTTTTTGTCCAGTAACCCAATTTATGACTCTTTTAGCCCTACTTTCTTCTATTGTAGTTATTCTGTCTTCTAGTTTATCTGCGTCGATTGCAGAGCTTTTTGGAGGTTTTGCTGTAGTGACAGCATACCAAAGTCCGTCTAGAAGGTCATCATTCCTACCTTTTGGAAATTCAAACATCTCATCTATTAAGTTTGCATGTTCTTTTTTAATGAACATTTTTCTTCGATTAACAATAGGACAAAGCAATGCTTCTAGCCTATCTTCTTTTTTGATACCAGCAGGAGGTCTAACACCTTGAGATAATCCAGGAGCTAGTTTTCTATCCTTGCCAGCAAGTTGATTTACATAATCTTTTACCAATCCTTGAGCACCAACCTTTTCTACGTTGACTCTTCTAACTGGATGATACTCTTTTGCCATATCTACAATTTTTTTTGGCATATCATATAAAGGTGAA